GTGCCACACATGAGGATGTACATAGTCTCATCGAACGCACGTGGGCTATCCACAGGTACGTATGAGCAGTTGTATCCACCTACATGGCAACGGTCTAGTGCTGGCCCTGCAGTCATCAATGCCCTCATGCTAGGCATGATTTGTTGTGTAAGAACTGCCTCTTCTAGTTCACCTCTTAGTGAATCAGGAAGCTTATAACTAAAGTTAGCACCAAGATGCCTTTCCATATAATCAAAGTATCTAGCGACAGTTTCACTCCATGTCTCCCTTCGTTGTTCATCTTCTTTCCATCTCGCATATCGGGAAAGAGCGATAAAGTTTTGGTAGTCTGTTGGTAATTGATTGCTTATCATTGTATCACTCCATAATAGTTCTAATTGTTTTGATGTCTGCGCCTTCTATATCATAGAAGTATTCACGTATACCGTCTTCTAATTCCTCACCTACTTGTCCATCAGCAGGTACTGGATATTCTTCTTCATCTACATCTATAGTGATATACATTTTAACTCTTACCATCAGCCATTACCTCTTCAATCAACTTATCCAAGTACCACTTGGCTTTCTGCAAATCCTCAATAGGTTTATCCTTGTAGTCAAAACGCCAGAGGTACTTCATAATATTACCCTGTAGGTAGTACTTGAATCCTTTGTCAGTGGCAGCAGAGATAGCGTGTATGCACTCAATGCCTGTCTGATTGTAGTGTGGTGGACTATTGACCATATCAACATTACCGTAGGCTTCCTTGCCAGTTTGTTCCGCTTCTATCATCTTCTTCATAAACGCATCATGTCTCATGCTGAACCCCCTGTCTTTGTATTAAAGTTAAGATGTATTACATTACCATCATATGTCTTCTCGACACCTGCTTCTTCTTCTAACTCTACAGTAATGTCCATCTCGTTGTCAATAACTTCCATCACATAGTCGTGAACTATATCACGTATTTCTTTTGACTCTTCCATGATAGGTACAGTGGCACACATCATCTTACAGAAGTGCATTACCTGTCCGTAGTCATCGTCATCCATTTTATTCTCAGGGAAAGCCATAATGGATATATCAATCTCGCCACTCCACTTACCGTCATCGTCAGCGTAAGGCCGTAGGCGTATAACAAAGTCTTCATCTTCTATCTGTTTCTTTAGCTGTTCCATATCCATGTGCTATCTCCTTTTTACTTTTGAACCTTTGAACTTTATAAATGTAGGATGTCTGTTCTTGCCTTTCTCTTTTAACCAGTCTTCGGGAATGATACGGTCATAGTATCTAAACCCATGCTTGATACACCAGTCAGCATAGGAAGACTTCGCTCCCTTACTAAGCTTTGCTCTACTATTAGTGAATACAAACCTGATGTCAAGCTTTGGATGTTGTTTCTTGATAGCGATGTGCTTACGCCTATCTGCTGCAAGGAACCTTCCCTTAGTCTCAATAATGATACCGTTGTATAGTATAAAGTCTGGCGTATAGGTGCGGTAGGCTAGGTCTTCCCATTCTATCTTGATGTTCTCGTAGTCATACTTGACCTTGTGTTCATCAAGATACAGGGATAGCTGATGTTCTAGCCCACTGCGATACCCATACTTAATAGCCATACGTCTTGCCTTATGCAGCAATTACATCTCCTATGTAAGATACAATAGGTGGATTCTTTGCCTGTGACATAACGGCTGGCTGCTCTGTTAGAGTAGGCCAACAATCAAAACGATAAGCACAAAACCTGCACCCATCATTAAGTACTTTGTTACCTGTCTCCTTGCCTCTAAACTTCTCTGGTACTGGTTGAAAACACTTTTCAAATCTGTTCTCCTTTACTGTTGCTACTGTATCCTCAATCTTCTTAACCTCTGCATCAAGGTCAAGACCTGTAGCTGGTACATACTTGAACGCACCGTTAGCTTTGTTGACTACCCACCAGCCACCGACCTTCTTGCCGGATGCCTTTGCGTAGCCAGCTAACTGGCCTACGTATCCGAACCCATCACCACTGGCAAGGGTATCATAGGATTCAAATTTGTTTCTGTATGACCAGTCGGAAGCTGATTTAATATCATCGACAGCATCGTTAATGACAATATCATATGAGCCGCGAATGCTATCGTCACCAACGTCCAGATGAACGGTTTTACTATCCTCATACTGTACTCCCGCTTCCTTTAGCAATCCCTTGAAGACAGCTTCAACGATGTCTCCAAGCATCATGTTCATTATGAATGTGGTAGGGAAAGGCAAGGCAACTTCAGGCTTGTTCTTCTCATACCATAGCTGGCAAGTAGGTCTGCCAACATTAGACATGCGAATCCTGAAGTCACCTCGCTTGTTTCCCCCACCAAACTGACGCTTCAGTGCATCGGATATATCTGCAGCTACCTGATTGATGGTAGCCTCAGACATAGTACTGTCACCCTTGACAGCACTATCCATGTACTGATGTAACGCCAATTCAGCAGGATGGTTCATTACGCTACCTCTGAGACATCAATGAGGTCTTCGATGTTCAGGTCATCCAACTCATCACCATCACTGTCTCCCGCCTTCTCAGCATAAGCATTGATGATGTACTCGTTGTAGTTCTGAACCCATGCCATGAAGTCAGCAAAGAGGTCTTGGTCTTTCTGCTGTAGTTCAACTGTCTTGGTAGTATCCATACCAGCCAGAGGTAGGTAGAAGCTATTGCCGTTAGGCAGCTTACGTTCCTCAGTAGTAAGGTCTACTGTGTGTTGAACAGGTAGACGCTTCATCTTAGCCAGCTTGGTGAATACACCACCGACTGTCTTGAATGCATCACGGTTCTCTACTTCCCAAATGAATGGGGTAGGTTCCAACTCAACAGGATTACCATTGACATCTTTAGGATTAATCAACTCGACATTGCCAAGCACTACTCGTACACGCTTGATTGATTTGATTAAGTCCTTAGTAGATTCAGGCAGTGAAGCATAGTCTTCAATCCAACCAGAAGGCTTGCCGCAGTTGTAGCCACCATCATTATCCTTCAAGTCCATGTTAAGGGTATCAGCCATAACAGTCTTGACGTAACGATTAGGTTTGCCAGCACTGCCCATCACAAACTTCTTATACATGAAGCGTTGCATAAATGGACGGACTACAGCAGACTCAGCGTAGTAGGTAGGGCCATCTGGAATCTCCAGCTTGTACGTACCTGCCTTAACCAAGATGCTCTCTGCACCAAGAATAGCAGAGTGGTTGATGCGCAGACGAGCAAGGAACATGCCCTGCTTCTTAGTCTTTGCAGCTTCATTTGCCATGCCCATAGCTTTAGCCATTTCAGCATAGTTGTTCGTATCAATTGTGGTAAGTTCAGTCATATAATTAACTCCTTTTCAGTTAGTAAGATTCATAGTTATATCAGATTACATCCTTAACGTCAAGCCAATTCGGGCCTATCTTTGCCTCTAATAGTAGAGGTACGTTGAAGTCAACTCCCCACCGTAAAGTGATGAGTTCAGGTAGTGCTTTATTAGTAGTAGCTATGACATTAATAACCTGCGCTTCTTCGTCAGGGTGTACGTCAATGACAATACTGTCATGCACTGAGTTCACTATACATGATTGCATACCCTTTAGCAAGTCATCAATGTGCAATAAAGCAATCGGAACAATATCCGCTGTAGCGAATGACTGCACAGGGTAATTCTTAATCTGTGTAAAGTGAGACACACGCCCGGTAGATTTACGTACCACATCAGGGAACGCAAACTCTCTGCCACTAGGCGTGGTTATCTTTTGTGTGTTCACAGCCTCTTTAGCCAGTCGGGAATGCCAAGCGGCGACTCCCTTGTACTTCGCTGTGAAGTGTTCGTAGTATGCTGCTTCCGCTTTACTTCTGCCGTATCCTGTTGCGCCGTAAAGTGGGGCAAAGGTATGCGCTTTCGCATCCTGCCTACTCGTAGGCTGACCAGCATCGGTAATAACTTTAGCGGTGTATGCATGTACATCAAATCCAGTAGATACTTCTTCAATAGCTACCTCATCCTGCGATAAATATGCAGCGGCACGAAACTCAAGTTGCGCAAAGTCAGCCTCAAGTATCTTACCACCATCCCATCGTGACACAAACACTTTCTTTACAGGAAACGTGCCGCCACGTGGCATGTTCTGCATGTTTGGGTCTGCACCAGAGAAACGTCCTGTCGATGTACGATGCTGAAGCAAACGAACATGCAGTAAGCCATCCTGTTTAGTGTGCAGACTGATGCCATCCACAAAGGATGACAAGTAAGTATCGACAGCAGATAGCCGCCGTACTTTATACAAGAAGTCAACAGTGTCTGTTAGTCCTCTGGACTTAGCTGCTGACTCTAGTATCTCTAAGTTCTGCTTGCTCGTAGAGAAGCCGTTAGCACTTGCCCACTTAGCTGATGGTGGCTTGAACTTTAGTCCAGCCACGTTTTTAGTATCCACAAGAGTATAACCAGCCCCACTACAGCGTGTACATTTATTTGTGTTAGCGAATGGACTTCCATCTTTCTTTACCTTTCGTATCTGACCGGAGCCATTACACTCACGGCACTGCTGCGCTGTTGTCTTATACATAGTCTGTGTGCCATCTGCAATCAAGCTACGGAAGTCTGCATCTGCCATGTAAGGGTCAATAGCATTACCCCAATATGGTTTGTCCATAACCTTACGGCTGTAGATAATCCATGACAATTGCTCTGGACTGTTGAGGTTGATCGGTCTGTCACCCATGATGTCGGCAACCTGTTCCTCAAGTGCAATGAGAAGCATGTTACGTTCTTGCTCAAACTCTTCACGAACTTCCATCAGTGCATCCATGTCTACCTGAAACCCACGTTGGTATATACGTGCAAGGTGCATGGAAAGTTGATTGGTCAGCTTGATGGTAG